ATCATAGTTCCTCCATAACAGTTTCGCTCATGCGTCCAGTAATCCGATCATAGTAGAGACCACAGGCAGGGCCAGTCAGTCCACTGAATCGGTTCTTAAGCACCCGAACCCTGGTTGTATGCCGCTCCTTAAGATCCTCAGCCTGTCCGTTACGCTCTAGACCCAGCACCATATCCGACAACTGACCAATCGATCCTGAGCCTCGTAGAGCAGACAGAGAGGTACTTGCGCCTTCCTCGTGTCCCTTACCATCAGGACGCTTCAGGTGAGAGACGCAGAACAGTGCTATGCCAGTCTCCTGAACCACCATTCGCAGCTTGGTCATGATCTCGTCTAGGGCTTTTCGCTCGTCACCATTGTCTTGTGCAGATACCACGATACTAACGTGATCAAGAAAAATATACTTGCAATCAAGAGCCTTAGCCATGAAACGAACCCGTGTGATAATGTTGTCGATTGCAGTAGAGCCAAAGTGATCAAAAAGATACACACGACCAGTGCCCAGTGTAGCGTCAAAAGAATCTCGTAGTTCTTCATTAGTAACCTCGATGTCAGGTAGGTGCAGCGGCTTGTTAGCGTGTAGACTCATCAGACTCTTAGCAGTGCGCTTGACAGACTCTTCCAAGAATAGCAGACCAATGTTGTCCTGAGTGTTATTGATGATATGGTACACAATCTCACGCAAGAACTGAGACTTACCTAGCCCTGAGCCAGCCGTTATAGTCACCATCTCTCCAGCCCTGATACCGTAGGTTAGGTCATTTAACCCACCAAAGGGGTAGTTTACGTCAGACTTTTCCACTGGTTGATTCACCAAATCCCACAATCCTGAACCATCGATGATTCCATCAGGTGTGAACCGTTCAGCCCTCCACCACAGATCTACGAAGTCTTTTTCCTTGTTCTCTTGCGCGTACTCACAGGAGTCTTTAATACCTGTGCGTCCTTTAAATATCTTGGCTTTAGTTCCAAGGATTTCAGCAACTGCATTAGCCGCTCCTCTACCCGCATCATCGTTGTCAAAACAAATGACGATGTTCTCGAAGGAGTCGAGCCACTCATAATTCGCTTTAATATCTTGGACTGCGTTGCCTGCGCCATTCCTAACAGAAACCACAGGATACTTAGAACCCAGCATCTGATATGCCGCCGCAGCATCGAACTCGCCCTCAGTAATCGTGACATATTTGCCTCCCTTGTTAAACAACTGCTGACCGAACAGTCCACCTTTGTTCCAGTCACCCTCGATGCTGAATCGCTTGTCTTCCATGTTCCTGCGCTTGAAAGCCACCAGGGTCTCTTCCTCGTTGTAGTACGGGAAATAGTAGTAGCCATCCTTGTTACCGATGCCATAGGTCTGACAGGTAGACCGAGTTAAGTTACGGTCTATCACCTGCTCATATGACAGATCATGCACATTAGTCACTTTAGTATTCACCTTAGTTAGTTTCTGCACTGGTTCCTCTGAGTTAGGACTGCGTCTCGCTTTACCACAACTAAAGCACCTAGTGCCCCATGAGTAGTAGGTCAGTGCATCACTACTCCCACAATCAGGACAAGGCTGGTGTGCCTTTAACTGTTCAGCCACTTGTTACTCCTTTCATTTTTTCCTTCTCCATTAATTGTATCACATCTGCTAGCACTTTAGCAAGCCCCTCCTGTAAGGACAGATTAGCCACAGAGGACACAGTGAACCAGTAGTGTGCTTCTTCCTGCATCTCAGCCATGTATCGTTGTTCATCGTCATTCATACTAAATAGTCCTTTAAGTAGTTAACTAGTTATTAAAGTAGTTATTAATAATAATTATCTTTTAAGTAATAAATAATAAATACTACTTAGATTCTTAATAATACTAAATAGAGATTGTAGCATACTTAAAAGTCCTTGTCAAGATCTAGTCCACAATGAGAATCGTTCTCATCTGAGTAGTCTTCCTCATGTGCTAAGTCAGACCTTTCAATGGTTTGTAAATCTTCACTGACACTATTAAAACATCCGTTACACAGGTCAATAAACTCGCCTGTATTAGCAGACTTCCGAGTAGCCTCATAGTCACTGAGGTTTTTATTGCAGCTTAAGCATCTCATTTTCCGTCATCTCCATAAAGTTTGTTTAGTCTGTCCCTACATTGTACCATGATTCTGTCCTTCTCAGGGTCAGGTACTAGCGACCAGTCCAGGATCTCGTCTAAGCGCCTCCCGCACCCGTAGCATATACCCCACCCCTCGACCACCTGACAGATGCCCACACAGGGCGTTTTAGGGCTTCTCAGAGGCATTATTGTTCCTCTCGTTGATCAGTTCAAAGTTTAACTTGGTGAGTAACTCGTTAGTGTTCCTGAGTTCCTCCTCTAGTCTCTCTGTCCTAGCCCTGAGCATAAAGTTCTCACGCTCCAATTCCGACACCATGTCGGGCAGTTCCACCTCATAAGGTACACCCGAAACTTTCACCATTTATTTGTCCTCCCAATATGACCGAAGAAAGCCGAAGATAATAGAAAATAGCATCAATAGCAAGAAGTTAATCATGCCCCGTCCTTCCATGCCAACCACGCCAACCCGATATTAGACGCACAATAACCGAACCACACTATCGACATTGGCGCATTCCCGAGCAGGGCATACCGAATCCCAATAGCCCCATAGATTAACATCACCACTAAGATCAACGGGGTAGCCATTAGAAGTCCCTCGGCTTATAGTTCTTAGCCTTCTCAATCAATGCCTTGCTGTGTAGCCCGATCAAGAAATCCAAGTCCTTAAACACTGCCCCTAGGTTAGTCTTAGTCCTAGCGTGCATCATATGATAGAGAATATACAATTCGTCTGTCTTCATATCGTCTATCACTTCCTGCAGTTCAGACACCTTATCCTCTAAAGCCTCTACTGCGCTGTAATCGATAGTGTTCTGATCCGCATCGTTCCAGTCATCGTAATTATATTCTTGCATGGTCTAGCCCCTTATCTAATGGTTAACTGGTCAAAAGAATCCATAGACTCACTAAAATAAGTGTTCCTCAGTAAGTCTAACTCATACCGCTTTTGCATTTCTGCCTTGACTATAGCGTAAGCAAATTCAACCATATCGTCAGACTTGCCGTACCAGTTGTTAAAATCAGACAGATCCAGCCTCTCGTCCACTATGTCAAGTACTTCCTCATTCGTTAATAGCATTTTTAATTCTCCCATAATTTACAGTTAAAAGACATAACCCCAACCACAGCCCCATTATGCAACACTTTAGGGTTGATCCAATTGCCTGAGCCTATAAAGTTTTCAGTCTGAAAATCTTGTACTAATGACTGAAGACCCTCCATGCTTTCGGATTCTAGCACAGTAGTCGGGACACCCATTAATGGCTTGTCAGGATCTTGGAATCTGTCAGGGTTTCCGCAGGTTTTAATTGTGATTGAATACATTATTGCCCCTCCTTTTTAAAATTCCACATAACCGAATCTTTTAAGTCTTCGATATACCTAGCGACATCACTCGCAGGGAAATGCTCGAATGGTGACCATATATAAATATCTTTATCGATTAGGTCATTGTCGCTATCGTTTAATAGAGCCTCGATTACCTCATCATAAGACATACTATCGGGCGAGTTAGAGAGAAAATTAGCAAGTGCGATATTCTCTGCTTTTGTTTGAATCTCTTCGTTAGTCATTATTTAATCTCCATTGAATCAATCCCTAGATCCTCTGAAATGTAAGCCATTGCGGAACACAATTCAGACCATTGATCGTCATATTCTGAAACGCCTTCGGGTATTCCATGCTCCCTGTAAAAGTGTAAAGCATTCCATATCAATGACAAATTCCCCCCCATGTCATAAGCATTCATTGTAATCCCCTTAATCATTCTAGTACTTCCTCTTCGTATGAACCCATAAACTTCATCTCACAATCACCTTGAAGGAACCTATCCCAAAATTCAGCGTCAATTTGTGGATTGGGTTCGTCAACTTCGGTAGACATGACCACCACTCCGTCAGGAGCGTCAAGGTATTCCATGTCTAATAAAACAAACTTATACATTTTCATAGTTTAACCCCATAAAGTAGATAAAGTTAGAGAAAAGAAAAACAAGGTAAAAGCGATGGATAAGTTTAGCATTTTAGTCTAGATCCCACGGTTTAAAAATCATGATAACACCGGCACAGCCCAGCAATAAGACAGCGATACTTGCATATTCCCACATTGTCATGATTAATCCTCCAATACCATGTGCTCTGCTATCTCATGCCAATTTACATTGGACAGAAAGGCTAGAGCATAGTCTAAAGCAAGTCCGTCTGCCTGTTCCTCAATGACTGACTCGACATAGTCACGGCACTCTTCAGGTGTCTTATAATACTCTCCTGCTCCGTCATCAAAGAATTCAAGATTGACTCTCCAAGTGGCGTAGTTTGTCCAACCATTGTGCTTTTCCATTTTTTATGCTCCTTTGATTGATAGAATTTTAATAACCTTAGACATCTTTTTCCCATGTGCCGGATAAGATACTAATGGAACTTCTTTAGAATAGCAAGCGCGGCAACCATTGCACCTGCCCTCATGCTCGTAAGCCTTGCATAAAAACCCTTTAGCCTGAGAAGGATCAGGAACAATGACTGAGCCATGTTCCGAAGTATATTCGCCCATGACGCTATCAGAGGAAAAGCGAACCATAACATTAGGGAGAGACTGCATCTTATCCAGTACAGCCTGAAACTTAGCAAATTTCCTCATGCGAGTAGGGAGCCAATGCTTTACCCACGGTGTCTGCTCCATAACTGAGAGGATCTTCTCCGCTAGTCCTAAAGAATACATATCGCCCGAGTCGAACCAACGGAAGTATCGTTGAGACTCTAAAGCATTGATCATGCGCTCTTCCCAATCGCTAGCCTTCCAGTCTTCCTGATTTTCTAGCCTTGGCGCCTTGACATTAGAGAAGCGATAATTGCCTGTGGTGGCGTAACAGCCTGAGCAAGCGGCTACTAGTTCGCCGTTATCGCCTATTGAACCAGGACAAGTGTCGAGTGCCTGAAGTGACCAGGACAGAATCCCGTCAAGTTTAGAAGTTTTAGAGAGTTTTAGCATTTTAGATTTTCCTATTAAGTGATTAATCGAATATTACAGCCTGAGAGTCTAACTTGTAAACCGCTTGAATTTTAGTTCCTGCCTTGTTTACCCCATAATCTAGAATCTTGCCGTCTACAATTGCGAAGACATGACCGCGCTGCTTCACAATATAACGCCCAGTCTTAAGGCTTGGCAAGAGATTCTCAAGGGTTATCCCAGCCAATGCCGGAACCGTTTTTATCTCTTGCTTGATATACCTTGCGCCCTTAGTTGTCCCGTAAACTGCCTGAAGTTTAAAGCCTAAGCGAGTGTACACTGGATGCCATTGCTTGAAAAATAAACCCTTGCCGTTTTCTCTCCCAGCCCTTGCCATTATCTTATGGGCTAACTTATAAGGTAGTCCGGCTGCGTTGGCTAAAGCCCTGACAGTACAGTCGTTAGCCTCATTAATAAACCGCTCAACACCTTTACAATCGCTCGCAATAGTTCTCATGTTTAATCCTCTTGATTAGTTATTACAAGTGTTAGTCTACACCTAAAACGGATTAGTTCAAGTAAAAGTTACTAGGGAAAACCCTTATGTTGACTAACCTACTCAGGTATTGTTGTTTATTTACCACACTCTGTCTAGTGTTGCATAAATGAGACAAGGGCTATAGTGCACTGATATGCATTATAGACTCTCCCTTCAGACTGTGGTATCTATACAACACTATGTAATTAAGAATCATTCTCATTAGCATCTGTTGCGTAAATACAACACTATTCATTTATGCGTATATCTGCATAGACGGGGGGAGGGGGTGTTGTGTAGTCTTAATTTTATGAGGACCCTACAACACAGATGAGAAGGCAAAATAGAACCCTATATATGGGCTAAATTGTCTATGAAATTACTAGATGTGGTAGTACTAGAAAGTCCTTATAAATCAATGACTTAGGTTTGTGCAGACCACCCTTGCAGATCTTAATTAAAAAGGACAGTGCTTATTCCTTCGTAATACCCAGAAGAGAGATGCCCTCTTAAGCCCTAAAGAGGGACAGAACAGTAGAAAAGACTTGACAAATCTCTAAAAATATGCTATAATATTCATGTAGTAGAAAAACAACAAGAACTAACTATATAGATCTGAGCAGTTGATCGCCTAAGAAGTTACTAGTAACAACTAGTCATCTAAGAAGGAATATTATTAATAATAATTACTAGTTACCTTCTAAACAGTTATATCCTACTACATACAAAAACAAATGATGTAAAACTATATAGAGGAGAATTTAGTGTCAAACACTGAACCTCTGTCTGATGTGTCTGTGTCCCCTTCAAAGAGGAAACGTGGCAGACCCCGTAAGGCAGACATTGAAGCCAAGAAGAATAGAAATGCTGTAGGAAGACCTCCTGGAGAGGCCGCTAGGATAAAAGAATTCTATGCTCGTTTACTGTCCACCAGCGGTGAGAAGGTAATTGAGACTGTCCTTCGTAAGGCGATGGATGATCAGGATAAGGATCAGGTTGCCTGTCTTAAGATGTGTATTGATAGGCTTTTGCCCCTAAGCCATTTTGAGAAGCAGGGACAGGGCAGGTCTAACGCAATACAGGTACAGATTGTTACCACTGGTACACCCCAGATAGCTGCAAGAGAAGCTGAACAGATTGACTATGAAGTGATAGACGTAGACCCCGAAGGGGCCTCTGAGGAGACCAATTAGTGGCAAACCTTAGAGTCGAACTACATCCTAAACAAACGGAAGTATTTAATGATAATCACCGTTTTAAAGTGGTTGCTGCAGGACGAAGATTTGGAAAGTCTCGTCTCGCTGCTTGGACCCTCATCATTGAAGGACTAAAAAGTAAAGAGAAGGATGTATTCTATGTTGCTCCGACTTTTCAGCAAGCTAAAGACATTATGTGGACGGTTCTTAAGGAACTTGGACATGAAGTTATCAAAACTGTCCACGAGAATACGGCGGTAATAACTCTAGTAAACGATAGGAAGATCTATCTAAAAGGGTCTGATAGACCAGATACGATGCGAGGTGTGGGTCTGGCGTATGTCGTGATTGACGAGTACGCTGACATGAAGCCCCAAGTGTTCGAGCAGATCCTTAGACCAGCACTGTCAGATGTAAAGGGTGGAGCACTGTTCATTGGAACCCCAAAGGGCAGGAATCACTTCTACGAGTTGTACCAGATGGCTCAGAGGGATGAAGATGAAGATTGGTCCTCGTTTCACTTTACTTCTTTTGATAACCCTCTACTCGATCCTAAAGAGATTGAGGCTGCAAAGAAGTCAATGTCTTCCTTCAGTTTTAGACAGGAATACCTTGCTAGTTTCGAAGCCGCTGCGTCAGACCTATTTAAGGATGAATGGATTAAGTATGTTGATTCTGATGATCTGCCTGATGACGGTGCTTATTACATCGCTGTTGATTTGGCTGGCTTTGAAGATGTAAGCAAGCAGGCTGGCAACAAGAGGAAGAATCTTGATGAGTCTGCTATAGCTGTGGTTAAGGTTTGTCAAGATGGTTGGTTTGTGGACACTATAGTGGCGGGTCGATGGGATATCAAAGAAACAGCTTTAAAAATATTAGACACAGCAAAAAGTTACGATGTCAGATTAATAGGCATAGAGCGGGGAATGGCAAAGAATGCCGTACTCCCGTACCTACAAGACTTGATGAGAAGGAAGAACTATTTCTTGTCAGTGATAGATCTGACTCATGGCAACAAGAAGAAGACGGACCGTATAGTATGGGCTTTACAGGGTCGCTTCGAACATGGAAGGATTAGTTTAGTTAGAGGCGAGTGGAATAAGCAGTTTGTGGATCAGCTTCTAAACTTCCCTAACCCACAGGTCCATGATGACTTAATTGATGCCTTAGCCTACATCGATCAGATCGGTATCACAGAGTTTATAGGCGTACTGGATGAAGAAGACGGCTGGGAGCCTTTAGATGAAATATCCGCTTACTAAAATATGTATTAGGTGCGCTTGTGAAAAACCACTTGAGTTATTTCACAAACACAAAGAAATGAAAGATGGAAGATTAAATAAATGCGCCGAGTGTGTTGTTATTAGTGTTGCTGAATGGAGAAATAAAAATCCAGATGCTCGAAAAAAAGAACATGCCAAAGTAAGAGCTAAAAAAGGTTTTCAAACAAGAGAAGAATATTTAACTAAAAAGAAATCAAATGCAAAAGGTAAAAAAGCATGTGCTTTAGAACATTCTCATAAACGTAGATTACAAATTGGTAAAGTAAAATTAACTGAGTTTGATGAGTTTGTTTTTACTGAAGCTGCTAGATTAAAAGAGTTAAGAAAAACAGCCACAAATATTGAATGGCACATTGACCACATTGTGCCAATAAACCATAAAAATGCTTGTGGGTTACATAATGCTTTTAATTTACAAGTTGTTCCTGCTTTATGGAATGTGAGAAAAGGAAACAGGAATATGAACAGATTTTTTGATATATCAGGATACTAGGAGAAAGCATGAATTACGATGTTCAACTATCAAAAGAAGAAGAGATGGTTCCTCTAAACTGGGACTTTCTGATCACTAACGAAGGTGTGTTTGAAGTTATCAAGGAAGAGCTAGATGCTCTGTCCCCTTATTGCATGATGAAGATTATCACTGCAGCCAAGGGTGAGGGCTTGAAAGATGCTCAGATCTTCAAACCTATGACCAAGGAAGTAGAAGTAGAGTACGAGGAATTAGAAGGCAGTGATCCATTTGGTGACTCCACTAAGGACTAAACATGGCTGATTTTAAAGAAGATCCTATTTCAGAAGCAGATCGTGCTCTAGTTGAGTACGTTACCACTCACTGCGATAGATGGCGTGAGTTTAAGGAAGTAAACTACGAGAAGAAGTGGGACGAGTACGAGCGTCTCTACTACGGTATCTGGTCTGATGAGGACAAGACCCGTGAGTCTGAGCGTTCTAAGATTGTGTCTCCTGCTATCCGTCAGGCGGTAGAGAATAAGACCTCAGAGATCATGGAAGCTACCACAGGTCGTGGTGAGTTCTTTGAGCTTCAGGACAATGCAATGGACGAGAATAATATGTCCGTTGATGTTGAGATGATTAAGTTACAACTCCACGAGGACATGAAGAAGACTAAGACCGATAAGGTTTGGTCTGAGGTGGATCGTAACGCTGAGGTCTATGGCCTTGGTATCGCTGAGATTCAGGTTAAGACACAGCTTGAGATGGTTCCTACCATGCAACCACTACCAGGTGGACAAGGTGCAGCTATCGGTGTCACTGAGACAGAGCGTGTGATTGTTCCTACCAAGTCAATTCATCCTCGTAACTTCCTCTGGGACCCTAACTCAGACACGATTGACGATGCTTTGGGTGTGGCTGTTGAGGAATACACTAGCCTATTTAAGGTCGTACAAGGGATTGAGAATGGGGTCTATCGGAAGGTTAATATTGGTCCTGAGTATAGTGATAATAGTCTTGAGCCAACACAGTTGGATACACTCTATGAAGAAGATAAGGTCCGTATCCTCCGTTATTACGGCTTAGTTCCTCGTGAGTTCTTAGAGACTGTAGAGAATAATGGTGCTGAGGTAGCGGTTCTGTTTCCTGAAGACAGCCAAGCAGCAGACTACCAAGATTTGGTAGAGGCTGTAATCGTTATCGGTAACAACCAGTACCTGTTGAAAGCTGAGGCTAATCCGTACATGATGAAGGATCGGCCTATTGTCACCTACACACCAGAGAAAGTCCCTGGTCGCTTAGTGGGTATCGGCACAGTTGAAAAGGGCTACAATATGCAGAAAGCTATTGATGCCCAACTCCGTAGTCATCTGGACTCTTTAGCACTGACTACGGCCCCTATGATGGCAGCAGACGCTACAAGGCTACCTCGTGGTGTAAGCTACAAGGTCCAGCC